GCATCCAGATTCAATTTTGTATCTTTGGCGTAATCTGGCAACGCACCTTTTACTGATTCAATAAAACTCATTTTCGTCCCCAATTGATATTTGCCCAAAGTCTATCATACAAATAGTATGATGTCATCCAGACGCAATTTATAATAATAGTAGGAACAAGGGCCTGCGTTAGACTTTGTCCTGTTATCAACAGCATCACATAGGTTGAGCATATAACCCAAATTCTATAGATGATGGTTTTGACTAAGGTCCTTGTCCTAGTTTCCATTAAAGTGTCTCGCCGCCCACTGTACGGTTACAAGCACACAGTTCGCCAGTTTGTAGCGCATCCAATACACGAAGTGTTTCTTCTGGGCTACGACCAACGTTCAAGTTGTTGACAGTAACGTGCTGGATAACGTTGTCTGGGTCAACAATAAATGTTGCACGAAGTGCGGCACCTGCTGGAGCATAGAACACGCCCAACTGCTCAATCAAGCTCAAGCTCTCGCAAGTGTCTGGGTTGAATCGTTGTGTATCGGCAAATTGATTGTGTGTGATCTTGGTCAAGTCACTGTGGCTCTTTTGCCATGCCACTTTACAGAACTCATTGTCTGTTGAACCTGTGAGCAGAACTGCGTCACGGTCAGCAAAGTCACCTGTCAACTTGTCATACGCAACAATCTCTGTAGGACATACAAATGTAAAGTCCTTTGGGTAGTAAACGATTACTTTCCACTTGCCTGGAAAACTCTCATCTGTGATGTCAAAGAACGCATCTTCTGGTTGTCCTGGCTTAACGCCTGTTACTACGAATTTTTCTAACTTATCGCCAACTGTTTTCATATCTTCTCCTTGTGTGTGTTGAAAACCAACTCTTCAGTGTAAACACTGATATTATATTGTACTATTATATATCCTATTAATCAAGCATTTTAATAAATTTTGCCTATAATTATTTCAATGACGCTTATAGGTTTTATCAATATCAAAATGATCGTTAATCTACTAGTGTATATTATTTCTGCTGAAGTGTCAAGAGAAAGCACCCGAAGGTGCTTTCCTATTATTTTCTGTTACGAGGTATAATTACCCTAAGCAGTGTTTAGGCTGCTAATGCGAACTTTGAGTCGTTTGCAGTTACTTTTTTTGCTTCTGCGGCCGAGTTCCCCCAACCCTACGGGTTTCACATTCCCGAGCTGTCCACTTGTTTACTTGTTGCCCTGTCGAAACTATGCAGGCCCATCATAAAGATACTAGAAAGTAAATTTATACCAATACATTATCCAAGCTGTCATAAATCCGCATATCAGAGAAAACTCGATCATTTCGATCCATTCTTCTTTGCTAATTGGATTGTACTTCTTAGTCATATACCCTTATGGTGGACCTGGGGGGATTCGCACCCCCGTCCAGAACACTTTTCTCTTTGCTTCATACAGCAATAGCTATTATTTAAACATCTTTAAGCGAAAATGTCAATATCTGATTTTTCTTTTTGGACGAGTTTCTCTGGACGGATTGGTTCTAACCAAGTATCTGGAATGTATGCTTTGGGTGTATCACCTAGCATATTTGTTAGGCCATACTCTGTGGCTATCCACCAATAGTGATCTGAGATTTGAGCCTTGCATACAACTCCTCGAAAATCAAATTCTTCACCTTGTTTAAAGTGTCCAATATATTTTTCTACTAGAACAGTCTTACCTATGTTTGTAGGACGTAGACTCATTATAATTTTAGCAATATCACCCTTCTCACACTTCATTCTTTTTTGTACCCATAAGTTTAGTGTGAAGTATCATATTTTCTGTTACCAGTTTGGTAATAGTTGCTAACAGAATTAATCGATCAGCATCAGTCATTTCATCTTTATCAAACTGTTCAAGAATACTTGCACCAATCATACGCATGGCCTGCTCTTGCCCTTGTTTGAAAACTCCCCAATCAAATGGATCGCCTTCTTCGTGTGCAAATGCAATGTCAACTAACTCGTCTAAGGTTATTTTAGCCATCCTACCTTTTCTCCGTTATCTATTCTACGCTGCCATTCTTCTTTGGTTGCTGGGAAACGCCAGGCCCATATGGCCACTAACAACATTGTAACGCCAGTCCATAGCACTGCCTTCAAGTTCTGTGTGGTGAACCACATAATAATCAGTGACGATTCCATGACCACAACCATGAGGATTTTTCCGCTCTTTGGAAAAATACGTTTCTCTCCCCAGTTGGTTAAAAACGGGCCAAACCATTTATGGTTGTATAGCCAGGCATGCATCTTGGGGTTTACCTTGGCAAAACAGTAGGCTGAGAATACCAAAAATATTGAGAATGGTATTCCCGGTGTTATAAACCCAACATAGGCTATTCCTAAGCTCAAGAATCCCAATGCATTCCAAAAAAGTTTTTTCATTTTATTTGTCCGCTAAGTCAACAAGCCCTTGTGCATAGGTTTTGTCGTTTAATAATGTAAGTACCTGCTTTTTGTTGCCGTCCTTGGAAAAACTAACGTGTATCCAAGGTAATCCAGTGCCAGTGGTTTTGTATTCTAATAACAATTGATCATAACTGACATTGTCTTTGATCCACTGTGCTATAATATAGTATTCAGATTTAGAAACTCCTCTAAACTGTATGTCTGCTGCTTGACCTTTTGGATGCTGACTGCGGGGATTGCCACTTGGTGGTCTCCAAGTATTGGTCACAAAGGCATTTGAGTATTTGCCATAGATTGGTTCTAGGCAGTTAATTGCCAGTAATTTGAGATTACACACAATTTCTTCTCTAGTAAGTCCGCCTGCTGGATTTAGAGGATTATCAAATGCAGTGTTAGGTTTACGTGTTAATTTCCCCACAGTAAATCTAGGACTGAGTTGTATCCTTTCTATTTTTGCAAGATCGCCGTCTAAAGCAGTAACTTCATCTTCAACGCCGGCACAGTCCTTGCTTGGTGTTCCGGTAAACTTGCTAGGTGCTGCATCTTTCCTGCCAGTAGGTTCAGGAGGTGGTACTGCTTTTTCTCTATCACTTCTTGGAACTGCTTCAAATTTAGTAGCGCCGGCGCCCGGTTCAAATACATCGTCTTCATCGGCCTCAACTACTAATCGGATACTGGGAATATCCTGATCAATGTCGTCGCCTACAAATACATCACCACTGCCACCAATACGAACGGCTCCGTCGGCATCTGGGTTATCGGCATAGTTTACCGGTTTGCCGTGAGCCGAAACTGTGCCGCTACCACCACTGGTAGTTGTAACACCTCTGGGAGGATATCGAACAGTACTAGTATCTACAGACGCCAATAGATTATTTGCATAAACTGTGATGTTGCCATCAGTTACAGAGACACGACCTCCTCGGTTATTTGAGTCAGTTAGTCTCTGAATTGGCTTTACCATTTTACGCCAGTGCTATGCCTGTGGTAGTCTGAATGAATTGGTCAGCAAATTGTTTGTCTGTTGCTTCGGCTACTGTAACAGTGGTCTTGCTCAATTTGACATCTTTATCTGGATGTACTGTGAATAGGTAAGGCATTAGCCCTGGACCTTTTTGTCCCATACCAATCACCATTGGGCGACTTAGCTTATAATATGTAGCAGTTTCTTCAGTTAGTTTTGCTACAATTTCTTCACCACTAGTTAGTTTAAGAGTGATTACTTCTCCTACACTTACGCCTTTATCAATTAACATTTTCAAACCTTTTCTTTAATTCTGTAAACCCACCCACTAATTCTTCTCCTAGAAAAATTTGTGGAACTGTTCTTGCTGTAGGCACGGCTTCTAATAGATCTTCTTTTGAATATCCGTGCCCAATTTTCTTTTCTTCAAACTCAATGCCTTTCTGTTTCAACAATGCTTTTGCTTGATCGCAGAAGGGGCAATGGTCTTTACTCCATACAATAGCTTTCATTTTTTCCTTTAGCCTGTGTATACCACAGAGCCGCTTTTATCCGTAACCCGAACCATGAGCATACCTTTGTTTTTATAACTCAAGGCAGCAGCCATGGCTGATTCTTCGTTGCCATAGTGTCCTATGGTTGTCCAAGATTCATACGGCGAATGTCTTTTAAATTGCGCTTTAAACATAATATATTATATAGCCGGAAGATCGTCATAGTCAAGATTTTCTCCCATGACACCGATCACGTAATTTGTTGATTCGTTTTCTTGCAGTGCTGTTTGTTTCTTGCTGGTATCGCTGTGTTTATTAAACCAAGGAATCGGTGTAGTTTTTGGTGCAGGACTTTGGTACTTGATACCAATTTCTTTTAGTGCGCTGGCTGCTGTGTAATCTACAAACTCTTTGAGAATGTTGGCATTGAGTCCAATAACTGGGCCTTTTTGGAACAAGTAGTCAGCCCAGGCTTTTTCTTCACGGATGACATCTAGATATAATTGATAAACTTCAGCCTCGCATTCCTGTTTTGCCTGAACAAATCTAGCATCGTCTTTGACCACTTGGTTGATAAGATATCCAGTCCATTCTTTATGTAACAACTCGTCTTGCAGAATTAGGCTAATAATATTACCATTACCAATAAAGATTTTGTTTTCTACCATTGCAAGACTAGTGGCAAACGATACCATAAAGCGGAATGCTTCTAAGGCATAGCTTGCGTGTAATGCTAGCCAAATTGCCTTGATGTGATCTTTTTCAAGGACTGGTTCACCTAGTTCTTTTCGGCAATTGATCTTATGCAAATCATCGTAGTAATTGCCCACACTTGATGCCATCTCTACAATTTCTTTGGTGTCGTGGATTGTGTTAAACACTTCTTTTGGCACGTTGTAGATATTACGAATAATGTGACTGTAACTGCGACTGTGGATATTAGTTTCAAAGAAACTCCAGTTGTACATCAGTGCTTCAAGTTCTGGCAATCCAACACAGGGAGTAAACACTTGTGCAGGACCACGACCCTGTAAACTATCCAATGCTGTTTGACGTAGCAAGTTGCTGGTAAAGATATGCTTGATAGAATCTGTTGCATCTTTGAAGTCGTTGGCATCTTTGCTTAGACTAACTTCTTCTGGCACCCAAAAAAAGCCTCGAGCTGTTTGTTCAATTTTTTGTATCTTAGGATACTTAACTTCTTCAAAGCGTTGAATAGTAACCGGACCTGCTGGGTCTAGAAACATCTTGCGGTTTAGGTAGTCTGTTTTTGTTTTTAGGTTGTATTGTGCTGTACTCATGGTTTGTACTGTTTGGTTAATGCTGGGGTATTCCAGATATTTCTATTGTGTATTGCGCTCTCTTTTAACAGTCTCCAGGTTTTTTCCTGGGGTGTTTCGGTCCACGTAAAGTATAGACTATTCAACGGAGGTCTACCAGTTGATTCATCGTACAATGATGTGTGTTGGAAGTAGTATTTAAGCCAGATGTGTTTTCCACTAGTCATAGTAGTTGGCCGCCAAGCAAATTTAATATTTTCCACTGGCTAGTACAATCTTACAAATATGCTCTAGGCGTTCAATATGCTCATAGGCACGCCATGGAGATGTGTCAATAGCAACTACTCCGTGTCCTTTGATACCTACAATGTCGTAGGCAATATTGCCGTCTTTGTCTAACTGTAGATTCTTGTGACATTCGTCAGCTAGTTCTTGACTGATAGGAGCAACGTCTCCCACATTGGGTGCTACCTTCGTGTAACGATTTAATTCTGGAAACGCATCACTAATTGTGCTCAAGTCAATTCCGGCATGCATTGCCGCAATACAGTAAGTTGGGTGAACGTGTACTACTACACGAACTTCACCTGCGTGTTGTCCCATCTGTTTTTTTAGACCAAAGTGTAGGGGAATCTCACCGCTGGGCTTTAGATTTGTACTGATGTCCGTATAGTAATCTTCTTTCCATCCCCAGCGTTCTGCAATCAAACCTGTACTTGGTTCATTCCATGACAACGGCGGTTTAATTAAGATCTTCTTAAACTGATCGGGTTGCATGGTCTGTTTACGCACACCGCTGGGCGTGATATAAAAGTGATCACGATCGTGATGGCGAATACTTACATTGCCATCACGGCTTGTAATCCAATTGCGTTTGTACGCATCTTCTAATACTTCACATATTGTTTCTAACATTATAGTTTACACGCCTCGCAGTCGTCTTCTTCAATAATTTCTGATGCCATTAGTGGTGGCAGTTCTTCTTGCTCTTTGCTACCTGCCTTGTTGATCAAGCTGTAGTAGAATGTTTTTAGTCCCCACATATGAGCCTGCATCAAGTTTTTAGCAATTAATGTAGTTGGAACCTTTCTTCCAGGAAAGTGCGCAGGGTTATAAAATGTATTGGTTGAGATACTTTGATCAACATAGGCGGCAAGCACTGCTGATGTTTTAAGATAACCTGTGCAATCTTTTTGTTCCCACATGAGTTGATACTTGTTCTTTAGTCTGTGGTATTCTGGAACAACCTGGATAAACGATCCGGCCTTGCTTTCTTTAACCGTGATAAGACTCATTGGCAATTCAATGCCGTTGGTTGAATTAATAGCCACCGAACTTGATTCAACAGGAGCAATGGCCATCAATGTGGCATTGCGTACTCCATACTGTTTCATATTGACTCGCAGTGATTCCCAGTCGAGTTCGGGAGTAAAGTCTGCTAGTTCGTCAACACCTTTGGCACGTAATTCCCAAGGAAATATTCCTTGTCCGTATCTAGTCTTGTGACTGTCCGTACAAGGCCCACGCTCCTTGGCCAACTCTACCGTGGCTTCCGTTAGGTAATAAGCCTGGTGTTCCATCCAAGACTTGACTTCGCCTAGAGCATCTTTCTCGCCGTATTTAAAATTTCGTTTGGCGTGCCAATAAGCAAGATTTGTAACCCCAACACCAAGAGGCTGTATCTCGTCGTTACTCAACTTGCTCTGTATCGACAAGAAGTCTTGGTAATCAAGGATGTTACACAGGCTACGTTGTAGAATTCTGCAAGCTCTACGCATATCCTCCGGGTTCCGGAACGCTCCCCAGTTAATAGATCCCAGTGTACACAACGCTATGCGACCATCAACGTCATCAAGTCTTTTAAAGGGACGTGTGGGTAATAGGATCTCACAACACAAGTTACTCTGATATATCGCGTGATACTCAGGATCGAATGGTCCTTGATTCATTACATTATCAATAAAGACCAAATAGATACGACCAGTGTCTGTGCGTTCTTTCAGTATACCACCCTTGAATACTTCTTCAGCGGACATCGTTTTTTTACGAAGTCCTTTCTGTTTTTCATATTTGACATATAGACTTTCAAAAAGATCAGAATCTTTGTAGAAAGCTTCGTATAGGTCAGGTACTTCATTTGGGTCAAAGAAAGTTATGTGTTCTTTGTTTTTAAATCTTCTCCAGAAGAAGGCGGATAGCACCACACCGTAGTCCATGTGTCGCACTCTTGTTTCTTCTGTACCTTGATTGTTCTTAAGCACAATAAGGTCATCAAACTGATGATGCCAAATTGGATAAAACACTGTAGCACTTGCATTACGGATACCTCCTTGACTACAACTACGCAAATCACCAAACCATTTCTTCAGGAACGGGATCATACCAGTGTGCATGATTTCCCCTCCTCTGATGGGAGCACCTAGTGGACGTAGACGTCCAATCTCTAGACCAATGCCAGCACGTTTACTAGCATACTTGGCCATCATTTCCCCAGAGGCAAAAATAGAATCGAGATCATCATCGCTACGAATAAGAACACAGGAACTAAACTGTTTGGTAGGAGTACCAAGGCCAGCGAGTACAGGAGTAGCAAGAGTAAAAAGACCATCGCTTGCGGCATTGTAATATTCCTTGATGTAACGCATACGTGCTGCGTTGGGTTCTTCTTTGTGAAACACTGTAGCGGCAGCAATCATATATCTGATCTGCGGTGTTTCGTAAATCTGCTTGGTGCTGCGATTTTTAACTAGATACTTTTCAATCAGCTGTTCAATGGCTGCGTAACTATATTCTTCGTCTTTTGAATGATCCAACATGTCATTCATTTTATTCCAATCTTCCTCGCTATACCAAGTCAATAGTTCTGAAGTATATAATCCAGTTTCTACATTGGTCTTTACGATATCATAGAGATGTGGAGGATTGTAACTGCCATATACGTCTTTCCTTAACATTGATAATCGCTGTTTGCCTGCTACGTATTGATAGTTAGTATGTCCGACATCTGGATTCTGCTCAACATCAATTAAATCAACAATAGCTCTAAGTGTAATTCCATCTATGTCTGTAGTTGTAATACCATCATAAAAATGCAACTGTGCTTTGATTTCTATCATACTCTGACTTACATCAGCTATACCTTGACAAACCTTTGCCACCTGTGCCTGCCATTTCTCAATCATCAACGGTTCTTTTTCACCGTTCCTCTTTATTACTGTAATCGTCATCTATTAAATCTCTATTATGTGGTTTGATATTTATAAGCTATCAACTTTACTCCAGACTAGCCTGGTTTGGACGTTAGTCAGTGAATCAAAATCAAGAACAGTCTTGTATTCAAAATTTAAAACGTGTTGCTTGTCTATAACTAAAAAATATCTTGGGTATTTTTCTTCTGGAAACATAGAAGTATGTATCTCGCATTTGGCATCTATAAACCGCTGTGTTAATTTAATAGTATACAGCATACCAAGTGAAATAGCAAGATCGTCGAGGCGAGAATCTAGAACCAAATGCCACGGATCGGGCCATTCGGCGGGATTCTCTGGGTTGAGATAGGGACTAACAAACGGAGCAGCGGCCCAAAATTCTACCAATTCTTGATAAGGATTTTGGCTGTGTTCTAATTGTTCTCTAAATTGTTTCCAATCTGCTAGTCTATCAGTGCCGTGCTTGTTAAACACCGTAGGCTACATCAAATGAGATGTTGCCAGTGGCGCCTGTTCCAATTGGATTTTTGTAAGACAACACCGCAGTTTCAATACCGGAATCGGTATCATTATCTCTAAGGTCTGCTGAAAATTCAAAGTTTGTCATAAGAGCTCCTCCTGGTGTTGACGACGATAGTGAACTATATTGATAATTGTCAGCGATGCTGACGGTTGAAAGATCTTCATCGATGGTCAAAATCAATTGACCCATTCTTGTTTGACTTGACAATGTTAGAACATAGTTCAAGACAATGTATCTGTTTAATGCTGAAAATACAGCCAGCGGTCTAAAACTATCTGACAGGTAGATGTCTGAATAATTTCGATCAATGAACTGTGCTCGGTCACCATTGTATACTTCGCTGACTGCGTTTATAGTGTTGCTGGATACAATACCAGCTGCCTGCTGTCTGTCACTTGAACAGTCAACTAATAGGTTGCCCACTTTCTCTCCAAAGTACACTATTGGGTGTGACGGGTCTGCCGCAGTGGATATTTCATTTCCGCAATTTTTAAATCTAGATCGGTGAATGATGGTTCTTTGGCCAGCGGTAGATCTCAGAGCCTGGTGTGCTATTTCTTCGAACTCGCAGTCGTTGATATACCATTTGTTGACTTGTCCTGGTACACCGTCAATATAAATTCCTGTATGGTTTACTAAGAACTTACAGTTATCAAAGATCATAGTTGTTTCAAACGCCACAGTCTGTGAACACTTTGCGCTGACACTGTTTGAATCGAATTGGCAGGATTTAAACTGTACATTATTGACTCTAGTACCAGCCAATGTATTCAACCAAACAACTGCCGCAGTCTCAGCAGCCACTGAAGTTACAATATCGCCTAGTCGATATTCGCCTTTGAATTTTACACGATCGAATACGCTATCAACTAGACCCGAAATAATAATAGACCCAGATGAACGAGCAAAAGTTAAATTTGAAATCTCTACATCCTGCGGTCTGTTAGAACTATCAAAGCCTGCTAGTTCTGTACCGTTACTGGTAACAAATCGAATGTTATTGGCTCCAATGTTTATAACAGAACCTAATAAAGTTTCACCTTTGATGATAGCATTGCTAGGGATAGCAAGGTTACCGGAAATTAGATATTCACCGTTGGGTATCAACAATGTTTTTTTGTAATTAGAATTTGCATTTCTAAACAACTGAGTAAATGCCGTTTGAAAAATTGCAGTGCAGTCTGTTGAACCGTCACCAATTGCACCAAAGTCTGTGATAGAAACGTATTCGTCTAATTTTGATTGAAGGCTTCTTGGAACACTTAGAGTGATCGATGTGTCAGTTGATGCAAACTGATAACTAGATGCTAGATCTAATATGTTATCGTGTTCGGTTAAAATTTTGGTGTTGCCTACGTAAGGTGCACCTTCTAAGACACTGCCATTGCCGATGTACAATTCTTGTGAATCTACTGCCCAGGCAAACTCAGCTGAGCTTAGTTGTGGGATACCACTGTTTGAATTTTTTTGGCCTCTTCTGACCTGGATTTTCGATATTTGGACAACGGCCACGGTATTCTCCTAGAAACTTCTATTTCTAGTATTTAGCTTATCGCAGAGCGTAGTACTCCTCTACTTTACTCAGCCAAGCATCTTGCCATTTGTTAAAATCTTTGGGTTCTAATGTAAACTGTTGATATTCAAATGCACGACTGCACATAAAAATAACACCTTTTTTGATATCTGTACCATAGATTTCATTATGTGCTAGTATATAGGCCATTAGCTGCAAATAGTAATCTTCCACCCATTCTGCTTTCTTGGGCTTGTTAGTTTGTTTGTAATCCATTACAGCTGGCTCGTCTTCATGGACTCCTACTAGGTCCGTGGTTCCTGAGAATAGACCTGGAAAGTAAAGACTCTGCTCCATGGCCCACACTTCGCTGACTTTACTAAGACCATTTTCAATGATAACATCAGCCATTTTATTGGCCTGTACGTGTACAGGATTGTTGCCTGGTTGGCGCTGAACCCCGGCAATAAATCTTTCCAAGTTACTGTGCATAGCTGTGCCTACACCAGCAGCTTCTGTAGTAATCTGTTGTGCTTTGGCATGACCTACTCTGTTTTTCCATTCGTTTAAATGAGTCATATCCTTAGTGGCCGAAAGGATAGTTGTAACGCTAGGAAGACTTTCACCGTCTGGTGTTAGATACACACGTTTACGTGTTACTGGATCATTGACCTGTGTACAGTTCTTGTACTGAAATCTATCAACGAAAGGTGGGGGTGTGTATTGAATATTCATATCGTATATATTACACGATATTTTTGCAAATGTCAAATCTGAGGGGTTGTCTGATTTTGGGCTATTTGTTTATCGGCTGCGCCCGCAGCCATTTTACCAATTACGTCTGCACTATCGTCACCACCGTTTGGTGTGGGTTCAGTTGCATCGCCTGGTTCTTCTGCACCAGGTACGTTTAATTCGATTCCGTCTTTGTTGAAGTTTTTAACCATAGTTTGTATGGTCTGGTTGCTGTCGTACATTGATTTAAATGTTTCATAGTCCGCAGCAAATTCAAAACCAGACATAGCTGTTATGCGTTGTAGAGCATTCCAATTTAATTTACTTGGCGCTTTTTTAGAGGCAGCTCGTCCAATATGATTTCTAAGAATCATAACAAACTTGTCAAGCCCAGCGTCATCGCTTTGGAATTCAAAAAATCTCATCCTAGTTCCGATAATTGTTTTTGTAGATCTGTAAGTTCTTGTTGTTTTTGTTTGATAGCATCTTGAACTTGTTTTTTCTGCTCTTGCTGTTCTTTAGCAGCCATAGCTGCCTGTGCCGGGTCTGTCTGCTGAAGTGTCTGAGCACCCTTAGCAGCCATCTGGCCAACTTGTTGCACACCCTTAGCCAACATATTGCCAGCAGCTTGAGCACCGGTTTTAACAGCACCACCCACCGCTTGAGCACCTTTGGCTAAGGCGCCGCCAACTGCCCCAAGAGCTGGAAGCAATTCGTCCAGCTGATGATCGTTTTCTTTTAGATCAGAGAGTCTCATTAACCTGCCAATACTCTTAGTAGACGATTGCTACGATCAATGCTTTCGCGTTGTTCACGGCCTGCTGTCTCAATACCACCAGCTGCTGCATCGGCTGCACCAAAGTCGTCTGTTGGTTCTTCAGCATTTAGTGCGTCAGGTTCTACTGGACCCATTTCGTCGTCACCCATTCCTGGAGCTGTTGGCTCGGCACCTAACATCTCGGCACCTTGTTCTTCGCCAGTTAGTGTACGCACACCAGTGGCTAGGGTTTCGCGAGTTTGTTTTAGATTTTCCAACGCCTGTTGAATTGCTGGAGCCACAGCTGAAATAAACTGTTTGGCTTGGTCCTGTCCCATTTCGTCGCGGATTTGATCGCCCAACTGTAACAGAGTGTCATTCTCCATTCCAGAAAGTTCTTCAATCCAACGACCTACTCGGTCTACCATCGTCTTGGCGCTAACGATCGCACTAGCTTGCTGGATCTCGCCTTCTTTTAGATTACGCATATCTTCTCCTGTGTTTATGCTTTCGTTTTTGTTTTGTTCAATGCTTTCATAGTCTCTTTGATAAGCATCACGTCCTGTGGCTTCACCAAACTTAACACTATCATTGTCTGTAAATTCTGTATCAGCTAAACGCCTTGGCAGTTTACCGTTGGCAATAATAAAATCTAATTCTTTATCACTTGGGCCCGCTTGCATTAGATCGTTGGCTAAATCCTGCATAGAATCGTTGTC